TTCTTTTTTATAGCCGCCTCTACCGTCTGCAACTATCTCTACCCATGTTTCGGTCATTTTTGCATTGGCATCCGCTTTTACCAAGTTCGAGAATCCGAAGCCCTTGACCTGGAGACCTGTCCCAGATATTTTACGGAGCAAGTCCATAGCTGAGCAATCTCTATGATCGATCCAGAAATTCGCTGACTCTATGTTTTCGATATACTCAACGACCTTCAAGGCAGCCTCATTACCCGAAAACTGTTTTGAAATTTCAGAAAAATCGATTCCGGCCTTGATGTTTTCCGCCCATTCGATTTGCTTTTTGCTTCCTGTCATGATTTTTCCTCCTTTTTTTGCGAGGCGGTGTTTTCCCTCACTGTTGAGAAAATATATATCAAATTCGAATAGAGCTGTCAACAAAAAATCGACTTTTTAACAATAAAAATCGAACAAAGTCACTTTTCACCTCTTTCATGCGAAAACCGCCGCTCTATTATTACGAAAACGTAACATATGATTGACACTGTTACATAAACGTGATAACTGGTGAGGCTATGGCAACAAATGCGGAAAAACTGAAAAGTCTGAATACACGTCTGGATGCGTACAGGGCGGCGGAGTTGAAGATATTGACACTCGGTCAATCGTACTCAGTACACGACATCAGCAAGGATCGGGGACGCCTGGAGTGGATACAGAAAGCGATAGCGGCCATGGAGTCGCAGATCTCCGCGATAGAGGCGAACATGTCCGGGGACTCTCAGGGGCACACCGTCGTTTTCGGGAGGCCCACGACGTGACAGCGACTCCTGACATCTTGACAAAAGTGATCTCGACCGTCATCGGTATCTTTTCGCCTCAAAAGGCGATGACGTACCGAGCGCAACGTATAGCCCTCCGAAATTACGCCGCCGGGAAGATGGACGGCGCAAACGCTCAATGGTACCCAACGACGAAAACAGCTGACGAAGACTATCTGCCAGACAAACAGCGAATAATAAATCGTTGCCGAGATACAGCTAAAAATGATATGTTTGTGTCAGGAGCTATAAATAAGATATGTACGAACGTCGTCAGAAACGGCCAAAAATTTCAGGCTAATATCCTCCGAAGAAACGGCAAACCCGCCGACACGCTCAACGAAAAAATAGAATCCGAGTTGACTCCTGCAGTGAAGGGTGCTGCCCTGGACATCACAGGGCACGATTCCATTTATGCGCTGCAAAGGCTCATTCTACGATCATGCTGGATTGACGGGCAAGTTTTTATCCGGCGAGTGTGGGTTCCGGGATCTCATTTCGGATTCAAGCTGAAATTACTGAAGTCGGACCGCCTGGATGACTCGAAGTCCGGACCGATGCCGAACGGGAACGTCAGCATCGGGGGCATTGAGTTTTTTCCGGATTCCATGGAGCCCGCCGGCTATCATTTTGTTCAAACAATCCTGCAAAACAGCTATTCGTTCAGGTATGATTCCGTCCGGTACGATGCGAAAGACATCATACACGTATGGAATCGAGAGGAAGTGGAGGACCAAACGCAGGGCGTCCCCTGGATTGTGGCCATAGTCATGGAGGCCTTCGAGCTGAAAGAGTTCCGCCGGTACGAGTCCATAGCGGCCCGCACGGCGGCAGCGTTCGCCATATTCCTGAAACAGGAATTCCCAGAGGCAGAAGTGCCCGACATTTGGAACGCTTCCTCACCGATACCGAAATACGTTCAGCCCGGAACGATGCAAAAATTGCCGTGGGGCGTCGGCATCGATGTCGCCAAGTCCGACCGGCCATCAACATCTTTTGCGCCATGGATGGACGGATCCCTCCAGGGGCAAGCGGCAGGTGTAGGGCTGTCATACGGTAATTATTCGAACAACCGAGCGAAATCCTCTTATTCTGCGGAGCGCTCCGGGACGATTGAAGAGCGTTTCGGATTTCAGTGGCAGCAGGGGTTCCTGAACGAAAAATTCAATTTTCGCTTGTGGGAATGGATAGTTGAAGCCCTACAGATTAAAGGCTACCCAGTTTCCGCCGGGGAGCATGCTTTTTCTCTGGAGATGCAGTCCGACGGGTGGCCTTGGATTGACCCGAAGAAAGATGTAGAGGCAGCGGCGATGGAATGGGGCATGGGTTCGAACACGCTTAAAAACATCATGGCGGCCCACGGCCGGGACTATCAGGAAACAAAAACACAGCGGGAAAAAGAAGCAGAAGACTTCGCTTTTCTCAACGAGGGGAACAATGATAAAAAATTCGAGCCGACAGACGACAAAGAGCCGAAACTCCAGGCCGTCTGAGCCGTGGTATCAGATAAAGAATAGCGCTTCCGGAAATCCGGAGGTGTATATCTATGACGAGATTGACCCTTTTTGGGGGATCTCCGCCGAAAGCTTTTCCGCCGAGATCCGGGATATCACAGCCCTGGAGATAGACGTCCACATCAACTCGCCTGGCGGGTCTATGTATGACGGGATCGCAATTTACAATATTCTACGTTCGCATCCGGCAAAAGTAAACGTCTTCATTGACTCTGTAGCGGCCTCCATTGCTTCGTTGATCGCCCTTGCCGGTGACCGGGTGGAAATTGCCGAGACAGGTACTTTCATGATTCACGATCCCTACACAGTTGTAGGCGGGGACGCTGAGGCCTTGAGGCACGCCGCGGACGTGATGGATAAATTCAAAGAGATAGCCGTGAGCGTTTACAGGGATAAAACCGGTAAACCGGCGGACGAATTATCCGAGCTGATGAGCGCCGAGACGTGGCTCAACGCCAACGAAGCCCTCGAGATGGGTTTCGTAGATGGGATTTTTAACGGATTGGAAATCGAAAATAAATTTGCCCTAGAGGCTGTTTACAACGCAGTGCCTGAAAGCATTAGAGGAGGCACGCAGCCTATAAAAGGGCCTATTTTATGCACGCCGGGAATGGCCGGTAAAAACCAGACAAAAAAGGAGAGTATCATGCACACTTGCACGAAATGCGGGAAAAAGCATGAATCGGCCGACCTGGCTTTGAGTTGTTGCGCCGAATCAGTTTCCCCTGAAAACAGAACAGAACCACCCGCACCGGTTATGCGGGCGCAAACGCCGGTCGCACCGCCGCCACCGCCAGCGACTCCGCCGGCGCCGATGCCGGTGGAGGACTTGACCGGCCGACATGCCGAGATAAGCAATCTATCCGAGCTCCACAATATGCCGAAAGGGTGGGCCGCTCGTATGATCGCCGAAAAAGCTTCCCCGGAGACTGTCCGGGATGAGATCATAAATCACCTGGCAAACGCTCAACCGGCCAGCACTGGACCGGCCACTGTTGTACGGGATAGCCGGGACAAGATGCAGATGGCTTTGACCGACGGCCTCAAAATGCGGGTGAAAGTCCGAATCGACAACCCGGCGCCCGGGGCGGCCGACTTTCGCGGCATGTCTTTGATGCGGATCGCTGACATGGTATGCCGGGAAAACGGTATCGATACGCACAGGATGACCGACGAGAACATCGCTCGGGCAGCGCTCGGAATGTACGTTCAAGGGATGCCGATCTCGAACAGTGCAGGCCTGCAACCGTCTGACCTCCCTATTGCCTTCCAAAACACCGTCGACCAGGTCTTGAAGGAGGCCTACTACGGAGCGCCTGGTACATTTAGAGCGTGGACACAGACCGAGCAGTTCACCGACTTCCGCGTCAAAAACTGGGGGGAGATCGAGGGCATTCCGTCTCTCGATAAGATTCCGCCCGGCGGAGAGTACAAGGAATTCAGACTGTCCGAACGCTCCGGCGGGTGGAGAATTTACAAATACGGGAAACGGATTACTTTTTCTTGGGAGATGATCGTCAATGATGAATATTCGATATTGACCACCATTCCCAGAAAATTCGGGTTTGCCTCCGACCGTTTGGTCAACGGCTTGGCGTACGGCCAGTTGACCGGCAACGCCAAAACGCCGGATGGTGTGGTGACTTTCCATTCTACGCACAAAAATATCGGGACACCCGGTCCACCTGACCGGGCGGCACTTTTGGAGGGCGCACGCCTTCTCGCCTGGCAGCCTGCCGACCAAACGGTCGACGGAAAAAAGGCCGAGGTCAACGTGATGGGGCTTTCGCCCTCTTTCGTGCTTGCGGGCTACAATAATCAGGAAATCCTGATGGAGAATCTGACGAATGAAACGGCGGTAACGGATTCCGCTGGAGCGAAAAACACAAATTCGGACCTGAAAAACCCGGTCAGAGATTTGGCGACGCCGATCATCGACCCGATACTCGACGGAGTCGACAAAACATCGACGGCCTGGTACATGGGGGCGGATCCCATGTACACAGGAGGAGTCACCATCGGATGGTTGAACGGAGAAGAGAATCCGACTGTTATACGGACCGAGAACCAAAACGTCGACGGTGTTACCGTCAAATGCCGGATCTGTGTTGGCAAAACAACTATGGACCACAGGCCGCTGGTGTATAACGCCGGAGCGTAACGAGTCTGATCGGTAAAACCGGACACTGAAAAAGGAAACACTGAAAAAGGAAACACTGAAAAAGGAAACACTGAAAAAGGAGATTATATCATGACGATGACTTTGGTTGAAGATGGAGAAAGTATCCGGTATACAAATCCATCAGCGACAGCCACCATTCCCGCAGGGACGCCCATAATGGTGGAGGCGGTACTGGGGGTAGCGGCTGATGAAATCCTCCCGGGAGAAGAGGGAGCGCTGGAAGTGGTAAAAGTCCACAAGGTCCGGAAGGATAGTAGCGCGCCCCCGAAGGGCGCCGCACTTTTCTGGAACCTGGGTGGGACATCCGTCGGAGGTGATACCGGATGCCTGACGCTCGTATCTGTCGGGAATCAATTTGCAGGTATTGCGTGGGAAGCTGCCCTGGCGACAGACGAGACAGTGGACATCAAGTTGATGGCCGCACATGGCGGCGAGGTTACCGGATACGGCGTGGAAACACACGTCATTTTCACCGAAAACCCCATTACCACCGGAGTCGGCGGCGGGGCGTCGGTCGGGACCGATAACGCTGTCAATGTTTTCCGGGTAAACGATGAAACCTTCGAAATCCAGAACAACGGGACGCAGACGCTTTTGGGCCCGGTTCTTTCGGCTGATGGACTTGTCATCTCTCTGGATCTGACAGACGACGAGGGGGCGAACATCGATCAGGGGATCACGGCACTTTGTAAATCCGCTGTCACTGTTGGGGAAGTCGCGGCAGCTTTGAGAATCAAATTCAAGGTTGCTGATGTTTCCGGACTCGATGGCTGTTATCTCGGTTGGCGAAAGCTCGCGGCCCGGAATGATGATGTAACAGCCTATACGGATTTCGCCGTGATCGGGCCCATTTCTGGAGCGATCACAACGATGACCGACCTCAACGGGTCAGGGTCGGAAGTGATTACCGATACATCGGATGCGTGGACAGACGGAGAAGTGCATACCCTGGAGGTACGGGTATCGGCCGCCGGGGTGGTGAGTTACTCGATAGACGGAGTAGCGCCCACAGTGGCGCCAGCTGTCGATTTTACATTTGACGACGGCGACGTAATTATCCCATTCTGGCAGCACATTCACGCGACGACAACGCCGGGCGCTATCACCTGGCAGGAATACCACGTCAATTTGGGGTAAGCGTTTATGCCGGAAACAGTCGCCAAATATCTTTCACAGCACTGGGATCAAGGCCTGATAGTGCTCTTCCTGGCTGTCAGGCTTTTTCCGGAGCTACGTGATTATGCACCTGACATTTTCGCTGTTATGTTCCGGGGTAAAAAGATTTCGAGCATCAAAGTCAAAAGTGACTACGATTTGAAATACTTCACCCGGAAACATATTTTTATAGCGGATGAAGTGTTGCCGGTGACAGATTGCAAATCGTTTTTCGCCCGGCTAATGTTTCAGATGGATCAATTGAAGACTAAACCAGAGCCCGTTGTATTCAATTTGGTAAAGGTCGAGCGAATCACCGAGGCGGCCTTCAAAGGATTGCGGCAGTTCGTTGACACGCTGGCAGTCAACGACAATTTATCTATTCAAATCATTTTCCCCAGGCACTCAAAGGCGAAAGGGCACATGGTGGATTTGATGAATTTCGCTCTGGACCGAACGAAAAAAAGCCAATTGATTGAAGCCTGGGAGGACAGGAGGAAGGATAATGATGATTCCCAGGAATAAGACTTTCGATTTGGTTGTAGGTCTATCGTTGTTATTTTTGTCTTACTATTGCATGTAAAAAGAGGGAGAGACTATGCGGAAATTCATGGCGGTATTCTTGGCTCTGGCGGTGGTTTTCGCCATTGGATGCGGGGACGATGTCGATAATAACTACAATGATCGGGGGATCGGAGACATCGAAACCAGCGAAACCAGCGTGGAGGGGTGCAGCAACCCGGTACTTGCGGAAATCAAGTACAATCCATCAGTTATTCACCGACTTCCGGACATGCGGCCGCTTGCCCTGGCGGAGTGGATGTACGAGAGTGCAACCGCAGCGAATAAAGAGTGTAAGGACTACTCTGACATCCTTTGGATATATGGCGCGGCTATGCGGGCGTTGAATTTAGGCGAGGAGCCCGAAGACGTGGAGTATTGGTTCATCAAAACAATGTCTGAAATCGTCTACAAATGTCAGGGAGGGTGTATAAATGCGTAAATCCCTGATCATTTTTATCGTCGCTCTATCGCTTTTTGGGTGCCTGGCATCCCCGGAAAAACCGACTTTTCCGGAATCGCCATACGCTTTTTCAGAGATCCATACAAAACTCAACGAGATGGCGGCCTATTACGATCAGGCCAGGGAGACACTGAAAAAGCGCTACGAGGCCGGGGAGATAGGCGGAGCGACTTGGGCGTACCTGCAGGAAGTCGACAGCTTTTTTTCGGAAAAATTGTCAGAGACTGTGATAAATGTCAACGACATCTATGACCCGGGCTACGACTGGAAAAATACGCTCGCCGTCCTCGTGGAGATCCTTCAGGTTGCAGCGCCCGTCATCGACATGGCGGCTGGAACGCCGATCAGCACGTCGATAGCTACAGCGATCAAGATCGGGACCGGATTATTGAGCAGACACACAAAACGAGAGATAAATCGGGAGGACTCCAGACGTTTGGTCGTTCTGAAATGGTACACAAAGGCGATTCTGAAGCCATGACACAAATCGATCTGGACATGTTCGAAGATGAACTGGCGCAGGATGTAAGCTACAACGGCAGCACTATCCGGGCGTTTGTGTCGCTGGGAGGGGGTATCAACATGATTACAATAAAAGCGTCCGACGTCCCTACGCCCTCGCCTCAAGATCAAGTCACAGTCAACGGGTCCACGGCTTACGTACGTGGGCACGCCGACCAACCGACGAATGGCGAGACGCATACGCTCGAGCTGATGCCCATGCCGGCGTACCAGAGGAGGAACTATGGCCGAAGTTGATCTGCGAGTCATAGGCGGCAAAGAGTGGGAGCGCTTAGCCAGGGAGATGCCGAAAGTCTTCGCCCAAGCGCGGAAGTCTGCTTTATCTTCCGCGGGCTTCCGATTTTACGAAGCCCTCAGAAATCATATTGAATACGGCGGCACAGAAGACGAGGCGCCTTTATCGCCTTTCGCTTCCCGGCTCCAAAAAACGAAAAAAGGCAAGTGGACGAAAAGGCGAGACCCAAAAATCCCGCTTTTCTGGCTCGCAAAGTGGGCCCGGTACCGGATCGGAAAAGATGGCCTTATCATGTCGGCGGATTTCGGAAAAGGCCGAAAAGGCACGCCGGGAATACTTGATCCGCAGATCGCCCCGGCAGTTGGGGCGGCAGCGAAAGAGCGGAAAGTCCAGGTCACGAAATCAATGCGGCGGAAATTCGGGGCAACACGGAAAAAGCGATCGAAAGTAGGCGTGGACTACTTCCCGCTGAAGGCATCGACGAAATACATCACGATTCCAGAGCGGCAGCTCGTGTCGCCGGTCGAGAAAAAGATTATGCCGGAGATGCCGAAATTTTTTGCGGAAAAGTTCTGGGCATCGTTTGAAAGAAATTTGAAAAGAGCAACAAAATGATAATTGAAACTATCAACAAATTAAAAGACGTTTTGATAAATGACTATTCGATCACCGCATGGTGTCAAGAAAAATACGAAAAAGCGCAGACGGTCTATGAGGGTGTAAACAATCACTACCCGATCGAATCGCTGAACTATCCGGTCATCACATTAACGGAAATCAAATGGATCGCCGGAGAGAGACCGCTCTCCGGTTCTGTTTTTATAGCTTTCGCGGTCGGCGTTAAAAACGACAAGATCTTAGATGCCGACGGGAACGAGTTGGTCCGGAACGAAGCCAACACGACAAACGCCGAGACGCTGCCAGGTTTGACGGAGTCCATCGAGTTCTTGGGAGTAGTACAGGAGGCGATCCGGGAAGCACAGATAGCGGGGACCACTCGGAAGCTTTTTCCCGGCGTGGACTTTTCGGCAGGAAACGGGACAGAAACCTTTTTTCCGCGCCACATAGCTTACACCGAGATGACACTCGGATTGATAGATGATAAAAATAACAACTTATAAAGGAGAAACACGAAATGGCACTTGCACCGAACATCGACTTAAATCTGAGTTACGGAAAGGGCGGGGTGTACTTTCAGGAGGACGGGGAGTCCGGTCTTTTGCATCTGGGGAATGTCCCCAAATTCGAAGCGACGCCGACAATCGAGACAGAGGATCACTACTCGAGTCTGGCGGGCTTCAAAACAAAAGACCGAGTGATCAATACGGAAAAATCTCTGGCCATCGCCCTGGACTTCGAGGAGTATTCCGTCGAAAACATGAAGATTGCTTTCAACAGCACGGATATCGTGGCCGGAGCGCAAACCGCCGGATTTCTGGACGGCGAGACGGTGACACCGGTCGATGATCGGTTCGTCGATTTGGGGAAAAACAACCTCACAACCGTCAAAGCTCTGCACGGGGCCATCACGGGCGGCCCTTTCGAGATAGGGGAGACCGTCACCGGCGGCTCTTCTTCCGCCACCGGCGTTATCGCTTGGATGGATGCCGCCACAAAATATATGGAGCTCGTCAACGTGTCCGGCACTTTCGAAGCCGGGGAGGTGCTGACCGGCGGAACATCGACCGCCACAGCGACCAGTACCCGGGCGTCGGTCGTTTCGGATGTTGTCGTCGTGGATGACGCCGCAGCGCCGACCGCACGGTACGTGCTGGGAACCGACTACAACGTCGACACCATAGGCGGCCTGTTTCGGGCGCTGTCTGCGGGCAGTATTACCGGGGACGTGGATATCTCCGCCGACTACCCGACTACCGTGGAAAATACGATTGCCGTCCTTTCCGGATCAAAGACCCAGGGAAAAATCTTGTTTATTGGGACGTCCGACATTGGGCCTCGGTACCGGGTGGAGGCCTGGAAGTGCAACTTGACCGCTACCAGTGCGATCGGTTTGATTTCAGACGCTATCACGCCGGTTTCGTTGAATGTGGAGGTGCTCTCCGATCTGGAAAACCACCCGGATTCGGAGTTTTGTGACATCACTGAAATAGCTGTCGCGTAAAATTGTTCCACGTGGAACAATCCGGAAGGGGACCATGAGAAAAGAAAAAACGATTGAGTCTTTGGGGGTGACTGTCAAGGAATTGACGGTTAAGGAAATAGCGAACCTGCTCGACGCTGATGAAAAGGACATTTTGTCCATGATCTTCGGCGGCGGGGAGGTCAAAACGCCTGACATCTCCGGGGACAGTTTCCGGGAAAAGCTGGATTTCTTTTGCAAGGCATGTGTCGGGCGATCCCTGGAAAACCTGATCAACGAGTGTTTTCGTGAGGGCTGGACGCCTTCCGGCATGATCGAGTTGTGGGAGGCGTTTATCGAAGTCAACCGCCCTCTCGCGGGCCTGCCGAAAATGTTCGGGATCGACGGGCAGGCCATAAAAGATCTGATGCGGAAAGCCGGGCCCCGACTGCTCATGGACTTAAGAGCAGTATCGCCCGAATTATTCGAGCGGGGCACGGTGACGCCTGGAGCTACGGGCTAGAGTTTTTCCTTATCGCTTCGGAAGAGCTGGAAGAGTCCGAAGCCCGGGACAGTCGCCGGTTCGTGCGTGACGTTTTTCTCGCTGTTTGGGCGCCACCGGAAGAGCGGGTGAAGTACTTAAAGGGTAGATAATGGCCACAAGCTCCGCCACATTGCAACTAGTTTTAAAGCTCAAGGACCAGGCCTCGAAACAACTCGGGACCGTCCGGAAGTCCATGGACGGTCTGGTTTCTTCTGCTTTCAATCTGAAGAACGCTTTTGTAGGCCTGGGACTGGTGGCAGCACTGACGGAAGTGACGAGCGCTTTCACTGAGTTCGACGATTCCATCCGGCAGGTGGGCGCCGTGGCGGGTGCCACTGAACAGGAGCTGGTGGCGCTCACTGACGCCGCCAAAAAGATGGGGGCCGAGACAGCTTTTTCAGCCGTGCAGGCTTCCGACGGGCTCAATTATTTGGCCCGAGCTGGCTTCGATGTCAATCAGGCTATCGAAGCTCTCCCGAAAACTCTGCAACTTGCGGCCGCCGGCGCCGTGGAGCTAGGCACCGCTGCCGACATCACCACCAATGTTATGGCCGCTTACGGCATGTCAACCGATGACTTGGGCAGGGCCAACGATGTCCTGACAAAAGCTTTTACATCCACCAACGCCACGCTTGAGGAGCTTGGAACGGCTTTTACTTATGTCGGGCCGATCGCCAAAGGCGTGGGCGGCGAGTTCGAAAACCTGGTGGGGACGCTCGGCGCCCTGCACTCCGCCGGCATCAAAGGATCTATGGCCGGGACCACTCTCCGGGGAACCCTGGACGCCCTTTTCAACCCGACGAAAGAGGAAGCCGAGCTGATGGCGGAGCTTTCGAGCCGGATCGGGGGGGCGGGCCTTCAGATACAGGATGCCTCCGGGGACTTTGTCGGATTCACGGAAATAGTGAAACAGCTCGAAACCGCCAATTTTACGGCGGCGGAAGCGCTGAGGCTTTTCGGACAACGGGCGGGGCCAGGTATGCAAGCGCTACTCGGTCAGGGCTCGGAAGCGCTGGCGGAATTAGATGAAAAGCTCCGGCAGTCGGGCGGCACTGCGGAAAAAATAGCCAAACAGATGGAGGCGGGGATCGGGGGCGCCACTCGGTCGATGATATCCGCTTTCGAAGGATTGAAAATCGAGCTCGCAGAAGGTTTCGAGGGTGTAGCTGTTGAGGCTATACGATTTTTCCGGGAAGAGATCAAAGAAGCCACAGCGACAATACAGAAACTGAGAGCTACCGGAAAGATTGAGGAATGGGCCACAGCTTTCGTGGACGCCATGAAAGAAGGGTGGGAGTACACAAAGATTTTTATCAGCGGGCTTATGAAATTGGAGCCCTTGATCATGATGCTCGTTGGAATTGCTCCAGAGGTGGTCGCTCTGGCGTCTGCCTGGGTGATCCTGAGTAAGGCGCAAGCCTTGGCAGCGACTACCGGGAAACTACTTGCCTTTGTTATGGGTAAAGACGTTCTGAACGCTATTACGGCGGCCACTATCGGGAACGTGAAATATACGCTGAGCGCACAGAAAGCGGCAGCGGCGGCGTCTTTCCTGGGGGGCGTGCTGGCTGAGTTGCGGCTTGCACTGCTTAAAATTGCGGCAGTTGCGGCGGCAGCTTGGGCAGGTTGGGAAATCGGGAAACTGATCAATCAGCTCCAGGTTTTCGGTGACGGGACTGTCACAGTGGGCCAGAAAGTCCAGGATCTCTATGCTATAATTTTCGGTCCGCCGGATCCCGGAAAACTCGAAGCAAAGCTGGACGAGCTGAAAGGTCGGTTTGAGGAGTTTAAGGACTTCAAACTTCCAGACGATCTGGCAACGAGAACAACGGAAGAACTCGCCAAATTGAACGGGATGCTTGCGCAATCCAGAGGATACTGGACGCTCTTGAAACAAGAGCAGGAACTTTCCTTGCAATCCGCCATCGAATCTTTCGGGAGAAGTTCGGAAGAAGCTCAAAAGTGGAGAGAGGAGCTATCCAAAACAAACGCCAAACTGAAAGAAATTCGAGGGGAAGTCTCTAAATTGTCGGACCTGGATTCCGGGTTCGAAAAGCAGATTACAGCGGCAAAGAATGCCCAGGGATCCCTGGTCAAACTTCTTCAGGATCTGGGGAATTATCAGATAGACCAGATCAAGAAAAATCAGCAAGCGGAACTTGACGCCCTGGAGAAGCAAGTCCAGAACAAAGCTATTCTGCTGGAGGACGCTGAGAAAAAGCGGATAGAGATTATAGAAAAATACGCCCCTCAGATTGAGGCGGAGAGATTGAAAGTCCTGAAAGATGTGGCGGCGGCGGAGATCGAGTCCCAGACGGAAGTCCTGGAGATGCAGCGGAATAGGGCGATAGAGGAAGCTGAAAAAGAGATACAATCAAAATTCGAGCTATCGCTGGAAAAAATAAAAATAGAAGAAGACTATCAGAAAGCCGTTGAAAAACTGAAAACAGATACAGCGGCGAGGCTCGAGAGTCAGACTCAAAGCCTCTATAAAAAATCAAAGGAAGAAATCCAGAGACGGATAGAGATTCAAGAGGCGGGCGAAAAAGAATTGCTTGCCATAAAAGCGGCAGCGATAGCAGAAGTCGACCGGCTGGAATCTCAGGCACTCTTGAACGCTGAAGACCTGGCAGCCATCCAGACCGCTTTCTATAAAAGCGAATCCGACAAACGACTCGGGATATCTGAAGAGGCCGACAGGATCCGGGAAACCGCTGTCCGGGAGGCCGCCGAAAACCGTTTGAACATCGAAGAGGAATTCCTGAACAAACAGATCGAGCAGGCGAAAAGCTACGCTGCAGAGATGGCAAAAAACACGGCGGCCGGATCCGAAGAGCGAGCGGCGGCGGTGAAAAAAATTCAGGAGCTCGAGTCCGAGCTCGTGGCTTTCCAGGCGGCCAAGTCAAAAGAGCTCGCCGACATTCAGATCGAAGCGACGGAATCCGCTAAAGAGCGAAAAGAGGCTGCGATAAAAGCGGAAACCGACTTCCGGGCGGCGGAGTATAGCAAACAGATTGCCGCCATCGAGCTGGAGGAAGCCCGGGGGACGGTGGCGGTAGAAGAGGCGACAGCGCAAAAGATGGAGGCAGAAAAGCTTTTTACGGAATACCGGATCCGCTCTTTGATAGCTGTAGCAGATAAAGCGGCGGCCGAGTATGGTCGGGAGTCTGCCGAATACCAGAGCGCAGTCGAAAGCAAACTACAGGCACAGGCGCAGCTCGCCGAACTCGAGCAGGCTATTGAAAGCCTCGGGGAGACTACCGAGGAAACCGGGGAGACCGCAGCAGCCGCCGCAGAAAAATTCACCGTCTCTTTCACGGCAACCGGCCAGCAGATCGACCGGGTAATCGAATCGGCCCGGAAGTTTGGAACGACGGCGAGTTTCGCTGTGGACACTGCGAAAACCTCCTTATCGGACCTCGGAAAAATAATGGAGGAAAACTATAATACTATAACAAAATTTTCCGCCACTATGGCCAGCGCTTACGCCAACGTGGCCGGAGAACAAAACCAACAGATATCAGAGATGATAGACTCTTTCCGGGAGATAGCGAAATCAGCGGAAGAGGCCGGGCTCTCTGTCAATCTCCTCGACATGACTCTGGAGCAGGCTGCCGAAGACGTGGCGGCACGAACGGAAGCATACCGAGGATTTAAAGAAGAAATTATAGCTCTAAAAAAGCAATTCGCATCAGTAGTTGTGAAATTCGAGGGCATCGAAGAAATTGACGTCGCCCGGGATAAATTCCTTTCGGCAGCACAGGAAGCGGACGGCCTCGGGAACAAGATCATAGAAATGAATCAGGCTTTCGGGACTGGCGACCTCTCGACCGCTCAGGAAATGGCCGACGGGATTGTCGAGACGTATGAGGATATCTACAACAGAGCCGCCGAGTATATCGAGCAACTGAAAGGCGAGTGGCAGGATTACGCTGACAAAGTCGAGGCTATCCAGAATCAGATACTGGCCCTTAATCTGTCGGTCGAAGAAAAGATCCGGCAGGCCAGGCGGCAAACGATGACAGAGGCAGAGGAGTGGCAGGACCGGCGCCTCGAGTACGAGGAGGTCTACGCCGAGGCCGTGAGATTGCAGAATGAGGGCCTTGCCGAAGAGTCGGCCAAGAAGTTCCAAAAAGCCATTGACCTGGCGTCTGGCCTACAGCAGGTTGTCAGGGACGAAACCGGCGAAACTGTTTCAACGATGGGGGAAAACACCGAGCTATCCATCCGCCTGATGGAGCAAGCCAGGGCGGCCGCTGAGGACTCGTTGACGCAATATCAGGCGACCCTGTTGCAATCACAGCAGGGGATTCAGGAGTCCATCCAGACAAACACGAATTGGATGGTGCAGTTCGGCAGCTCAATCCAGGCGGCCGTCAATCAGGCCGAGAGATTACAGGGGGCCATGGGAGCGGCGACCGGTGGTTTCGGTTTTGGCGGTTTTGGTATGGCGAGCGGCGGGACTTTCCGGCGATACCCGTCTGGCCGACTGCCCGGAACGGATACCGGGCGGGATGAAATCGGAGTGAAAGCCCGGTTCGGTGAGTGGTTCATCCACAATGAGGCCGCCGGGTTCTGGGGCGCTCGGATCATGGACGGGATCAATCGGCCATTTTCAGAGATGGGCCGAAAACTGCAGGAAGCAATGGCGATTCCCGCTTTTGCGGCTGGAGGGCCAGTCGGAGGCGCTAGCAGCGTCAACGTGGCTTTCCCCAGCATGGCGAACATGGGCAGCTTTACTATGCAAGGCCCGGGAGGCCCTGTCCAAGGGTTCGGGCCGAGAGATGCGGTGCAGGCCTTTATAGATGAGGCCGAAAAGTCTAAATGGTTGAGGACTCAATAAAATGGCTACAGATATTTTCATAGTATCGCCCCGGATCGATCTGCCGAAGGACACGAGGCTGGAGATCGAGTTCGAGTTCGACGCCGGAATTGAAGCGATCCAGGAAAAAAGCGCCGATGGCGGCCTGATGGAATGGAAGCGGCGGAGACAATACCGCCGAAACGCTCTTATAGGCGGCCCGAATACGGCATTCATAGACAGGTCTACATTGGCAGAACTCGTGGCTCTGGCAGCTTCCGTGCCAGGCATCTTGCTATTATCCTATATCGGTGATACAATAGCTTTCGAATTTGACTATGCAGACGGCAGCCCGGTTTCGGCATCTCCGCTGGTGCCAAGACCGAATGCGGCCGACACGGATCTGTACCGCAATCTGAAAATAAAAATTATAGAGAGGTAATATGCCGACATATAAGAACAACAACACATTAGGGACAATCGATGTTGTCGGGTTGAGCGGCACGCCGGAAAAAGTGGGCCCCGGGGAGAGCGTGGAAACGAACTTTTTCCTCAAGGATCTAGACGACTATCCGGGCCTGTCTCTGGAGTCCGACGCCCCTATCGTAGTCCCGTGGCTCAAGGCGACCACTGTTTCCGGCAATCAGGTCATCGAGCTGCAGCCCGGCACTCGGTCGTTTGTTATCGTGACTATTGAAGGAACCGGAACGTATCACCGGCAGAGCGCCACGGCAGATACGGAGGGGACGCCGCTTTCCGAGGCCTCCGGAAAAGTGCAGGACTGGGTGTTTGACAGCGCTAATCGGCGGCGTTTTACGGATATCGAATTCGTAGAGACGGCGGGGTTCGCCTGCGCAGTCCTGGAATCGAAAGACGATATGGATCTTGTATGAAATTCGCACCCGAACCAAGACCGCTACGGATAGGCGGGCGAGGCATGAGGCCCCGACCAAACGGCTTACGGTTTTCCGCTCTGACGCCGAAGGCCCTGAACAACCCGCCACAAGCTCAGATTGACGCCTTGGAAGCTTTTTATACAGCCACCAACGGCGATAACTGGACCGACAACACGGGATGGATGGAAGCGCCTAGAATAAAAGACTGGTACGAAGTCACGGTCAACCCGATTCCAGATGTAGTGGGCTTGACGCCTGCGCTGAACAATTTATCTGGGGAGATCGGAAACAGTCTGGCGGGTCTGACGACCTTATTGACTTTTCGGGTCAATGGCAACACAGGCTTGACAGGAGCGCTCACGTTCCCGAGTTCCGTGATATCGAACGTCAATATAGCAAATACCGGAATAACGATGGTAGATTGGTCCGAAATTCCGAACGTGATCAATCTATACAGCCAGGACACAGGGCTCACAAATTTCGACTTGTCCAGCAACACGAAAGCCTCTATCATCCGGATCGATGACAATGATTTGACAGAGGCGGCGGTGGATGCGGCGCTGCTCAGTGTCTACACGAGCCGGATGAACTACACAGACCCGACGCCTTTTCTTAATATCGGGGGATCGAATGCAGTGCCATCCGCTACCGGGATCGGGTATATCGAAAAACTCGTCTATGATCCCGACGGCGACGGTCACGTCAAGTGGACGATTGAGTACACCAAACCTGCCTACACGGGAGCGACGGAAGCGGAAGTCGACGCCCTGATAGAGTTCTTCTACGCCTCTGGCGGCCCAAACTGGACCAACAGAACCGGGTGGGTGACATCGACGGATGTGTCGACCTGGTACGGTGTGACATTGGAAACCGGGCATGTGGCCGAGCTCAATTTGACCGGCAACAATTTGACCGGGGCGGCGGGGGGCAGCCTCGAGGGCCTTGACTGGCTCGACAAGCTGTTTGTGTACGGAAACTATTTGGACAGTTTGGACGTGACAACTTTGACGGCCATGTTGAATTTGCACATCGGAAACAACGATGGAATCACTTTCACAGGCCTTTCAGCTCTGACGAATTTGCTGCAGTTCTGGTGCTATGAGACCGGGTTCGACGACGTGGATCTCTCATCGAATACAAAACTGATCGGTTTTTATGGATACGGGAACGAGTTGACCGCTGTAGATTTTTCGGCAGCTACCAAAATCAGATCGATAACGCTGCAGGATAACGGGGCTGGAGGAAATGGGATGTCAGCGGCCGAGATCGACGCCCAGATCGATAATATATGGCAGGCCCGGAACGATTTCACATATGCGACGCCAGCCTGCAACATAGGCGGCACGAATGCAGCGCCGTCCGGAACGTATCAGGCAGCGAGCCCGCCCACTACGGGCAAAGAAAAAATCTATGACCTGGAAAATAATTTCGGGTGGTCTTTCGATTATAGTTAGGATTGAAGTATGAGAAAAATAACAATCGAGTATGAAAATGGAGAGGTGAGAGAGTTCGAAGTGGCCACCGGTGACTCTTTGAGGCTACCGCCGGGAGCTAAAATCATTAACGAAGAAGACTTAGGAGACTAACATGGCGGAAATCGTAACATTAGACCGAAACGCCTCGCATGCAGCGGGCCAGATTGCGCAAGCGATCGACCTGCTTCGGAACGGCTTGGCAAAACTGGAAAGGATGGACGGATTGAGAGCGCAATCGATCGCCGAGAGCCCGGCAGTAATGGCGAGCAACTTCGGCGTGGAAAACGACGCTGAGGCGCAAGCACTTTCGGATCGAATTGCCGCTCTTCTGGCGGCCTACAACGGCGGCACGATTCCTGTGCTGTCCGATCTTATTGACGCAATCACAACCGGGTAGGCAGGAAAAAGCATGCAATCATCAGATATCTATTATCGAAAAGTCAATCCGACCTCCGGGGATGTCTCGCGAGTGACCGCACCGGACCAGATCTTCCCGAACGTGACGCCCGACGAGGCTACAGCGGGGCTTGACCGGGTGAAAGCTCTTTATTTCGCCGTTGAATCGGCAGATAATGACATTTTGTCCGACGTTCGGTTTTTCTTGCGGCACCCATCGACCGGCGGGTACCGGGTGCTTTTGGGCCTCGGGGAGTCTTTCGACGAAAACTCGACGCCACAAATTGCAGCGGGAATCCTCGATTCTGAAACAGCCATAGGGGCAACGTCTTTCGATGTCCAGATGGCGGGCGACGAATCGCTTTTCGTACCTGGCGGGTATCTGATGATCCATGATCAACTGTCGACCGGTCAAACGGTTGACAGTGCGGCAAAACCTGGGGACTCGGTATCTTTTTCCGTGGATGCCTGGTCCCTTGTTTCGCCGACTTCGGATTACACGTATCCGGCGGGCATCTTTATTGGCGCCGGGGTGGTTTTCACCGCTCAACCGACGAGCAATATCGAGTTTTTAAAGTTGCCGGAAAACCTGAATTCCGATGAATCGATCGGGACCGGTGACGGGAATGCCACGGTCGAGCTGTCCACCCTGTCAGCTCCGGGCAATGGAGTTTTTTCGAAGACCGGGTTTTTCCCGGTAGTTTCAACCCTGGTTTCCGGAGTGGCCCGAGCTGCTACCATCGACGAAAACGGCTACGCCTCCGGGTATTGTTCCGCCGGTCAGCTCAATCTCGAGACGGGCGTGTGGATCACAGACATCACATGGATCGCCCCGCCGGACATGGACGCCGATATCACGATCACCTACCAAACCAACCCTTTTTCAAAAGTCGGGAGTTTGTATACGGTAGAAACAGAGGACACAGCGGCCGCAGTTTTCGCCGCCGGGTCGATCGTGAGCGGAGTCTTGACGGCGGACATCCAAGCGGCAGTCGATGACATCGACATCACATCGACCGCCGGAACGCTGTCAGGCGCTACCGTGACAAATCACGGAGCTTTGAACGATATCTATGATATCGCTTTTCAGACTGAAACGACAATTCAGGCCACAGCCAGAAGCAGCGGCGCTGTGGTGGGCACCGGGCCGATAACTTCGGATTTTTCCGGGATCGACCCGGAAACCGGCAGAACGCTTTTCACTTTGCCCGCTGCTAGTTTTGGCGGGACGTTCGCACCGGCTGACACCATAACACTGACAACGAGCGCCGCCGCTGAACGCCTCAACTATCGACAGATAGTGGATGCAGGGGCGTCGGCGGGGTATGAGTTCTTCATCGATGGATACTACGCGTAAAAATGATAGCCTGTAAACAATGCGGAGGAGAACTCCGCCCGGTGAGGCGGCCAGATGGTACCGAGTACCACTGCGATAAGTGTCTGTATAGCGTTTTCCTGAAGAAGGCCCAAAAATAAAATGATACTCTTCTTATCGGAAGAGTTTGACGGTCTGACCGTCCGCCGTTCTCGGGTATCCTTCGGGGCCGTTACCATCCGAAAGTCTCGAATCATGTTCGGGCTTGCGACTGCCCGGCCAAGCGAGATCCGGGCAGCGATTACCGGGGCAGCCGTCCGACGCTCAAACGTGCGGGGCGCCTGGTGGACAGGAGCGACCGCCCGAAAGTCTGAAATCCTTTTGACAGTGCCTCTCGATGGCGCTACAATCCGGAGATGTCGGATCGGGTTTACTTCTTGGCAGCCAGCCGCCTACACCTATCGGTATTTTTTAAATGGGGACGATGTCACCGGCCTGATTGAAAACGGTCTTTCGATAGCATTTGCCGGGGACCGGGTTCATAACGAGGTCTCTTTTTCCTCCATCTCCGCAGATCTCCGGCGGATGATCTATCGAGGGGCCCTGTTTGATGTCGTCGTATCTGGGGACTTTTCTGAAAATTACAGTTTTGTAATAGAGCGGGACAGCGGCGACCAGGTAAAGCAATCCTATTCCGGTCGGTCAATATCCGCCCTGAAAGACAAAGGCGAAACGACCGTCACGCCCGGCTTGGCGAGCAGTGTTGCCGCCGCCCTGATAGACGGGTGCGCCTGGAATGAAATCGACTACCTTCTTCCGGATGAGTATGGATTCGCCGGAAACCCGTTCGACGGCCTGGCAGACCTGGCAGGGATAACCGCCAGCGTCGTTCGATCCGATCCCGACGGAGCTGTTCGAGTTCGAAAGCGAATGCCGGTTCGGCCAGTTGTCCAGCCGGCGGCGACTCCCGCCATCCGGCTGGACAACTGGGAGATCATAGGCAATCCCGCCGGGGAGTGGAAAGCAGGGACCGGAGAGGGCCGGGTGTTTGTTTACGGGTATTCGTTCGGTAACGAACCTGATTCAGACATCGAGGAAACCGGGCTGCCGATAGGATCCGACGTGCACGCCCGAATCTGGTGGGAAACAGACAACCCACCCGACCTTTCGGCGTGGACATCCGATGGAACGGTGATCCCTGCAGGCTTCGAATCGATCGTGATCGAGGAAGACATCACTTTCCAAGAGGGGCCAGTCACTGTCGGGAAACCGATTGAAAACTTGATAGGATTTGAATGGATAGGGGCCGACGGCGGCGCTTTATCCTGGGAAAGATACAGCAAGGAATTGACAGCGGAGAACATCCCGGCAGTCGGTCGGGTGAAGTACCGGGCCAGGTTTCAACGGCTCGTGGCCCGTGGGCATGAAGTGGCGCGTCTCCTTCTCGCCCTGGACATGCTCACGGGCCTTGACACATCCGTTGACCTGATTATTGACGAGTCCGACCCGGCGGCGCCTGCCGTCACCGAAACCCGGATCCCATCCGTCGCTGTGGCAGTTGCCCGGGGAACGGCGGAGCTCGACAAGATCCGATATGCCCGGCACGAAATCAGCTTCGAAGCGGATTACCACCCGGATCTGTGGGACGGGGCAGTCGTATATCTCGGGCATCCTGAAAACGACACCGCCGGAAACTATCTGATCGAAGCGGGAAGCTACACTTTTAACGGCCCGCAGGTCAAGGCCTCCCTGCAGGCCGTTCGGTTTGGATTTTCATAATATCTTCAGATAATTCTTCTTCATGTTTGCGTCCACAATCTTCTGCATATCCTCAACGGATATTTCTTTTTCCAAAGGTTCAAAGAAACCTCCTTGATGATAATTGACAGGCGGATAGAATTCCGGTATCATCTGTCATATGGATAGATTATCAAATTACATTAAAACAGACGACCGCCCGACTACCCTGTCGGGGCAGGTACAAGCCCGGCAGGTCGACGGCAGGTACGTCGTGGGTCTGGGCGAGGCCTCCGCCGTTGTCAGGGGAGAAGGCCTCCAGGTAGGCGCCTCCGTGCAATTACAGTTTGACGGAGGCGCCTACCATGTCGTAGGCCAGAATCCCGGCGTTTACCGGGCGATCGTGACTCGCGTTAAGATTCCGGGTTGAGGTAGTCGTACCGGTAGCCGGTGGAGTCCTCCGCCACCTGGGTTTGAGTATGTCGGGCATCCACATTCTATGCCCGAATAATCGGGGCGAAAATGAATCGGCTGCCATCCTAAGCCGTTCGAAAAAATCGACTTTTTAACAATAAAAATCGAATAAAGTCACTTTTCACCACTTTCAGGCGAAAACCGACATGATTGACAGGTGGAGAAAATCCCTATATAATAGATACATGGATGAATTCAAGCTGACAGCGATCCGACTGTGCGCGGACGATCAAGAGTGCCTGGCCGCCGGAAAATGCCCGGAACCAACTCCCGTGACCACCGGGCGAGATTTCAAGCTTTTTGCCGAGACACTGGGGCCCGACGATCGCTTTTGCCTTCAGGCGGAGAGAGCGAATCAAATCCTCGCTGTAAGGCTCGGGTACATGTGGTTTTTCTGGAACCTGAGCTCGAATATCGTCGAGCATGACCTATATTTTTATGATCCGTTCGACGCCGGCGACATGGCCCTCTTAAACGGCATCCTTGCCGATCTGGAAGTTGTCGACCCGAACCCGGAGTTTACCGGCAGCGTGTACACCGGCAGCATGTGTAAAAACTATCCAATCTGGGAACAATACCAGGTATTGACGACGGATGTTCGGCAGGATTACGACTATCCGGGGAACCAGACGACAGCAAACAAAAGCGTGCGGGCCTACACGACCGACACTATAAAAATAATCCCCGCCGAGCTGCTTCCCGGAGATGAGGACTTTGAGCAGATCACGACGGAATACGAAACCACCTATCAAGATATCGATCCCTTTTACACCGACAAACGGATATGGGTGGAGGGAATCGAACATCCGACTTATCCGGATAGCACGCCGGAAGAGGTCCTGGCCGCCCTGGAACAGCCCTCCGTAGAAAAAGATTATCTATGGCACGCTTTCAAATGGGATTACGGTCTATGCGGCCCGACCTGTCCGGACGGCACGCCGCCGATGCCTGACGCTCATTTTAACGCCGAGGAGCAAGAAAGACAGCCGGTATTCACCTTGCCCTTACGAGAGCTCTACACTTTTTCGCATCCGGAATACGGGCAGCGGCGGGAGCAGCAGGGCTTCATAAAAACAGATTTATATATGGTGCAGATCGATTTCGGTCAGTCGATTTTCAAGGATTATGACTTCGACCGATGTTGCCCGCCGTATTACTCATACAGGACGAACGGCCCGCGGGTGGACTGGGCCACGGCTAGAGCTGGTATGTATTCGGGCGACCCCAGAGAGCAGCCGGAAAACAGCGCTCTAGCTGCTAAACTTGTGGAAATGCTGGAGGCGTACTGCGCCCGCCTGAATATTGACAAAACGGGCATACTCAACGGAGGGAACTTCAATCCGACAGACCCATACAAAAGCTATGAAGTCACCATTTACCAACCGAAAGAGGATTGATATGGATATCGATAGATTAATAGGCCAGCTTATACGACACGAAGGGATACGGCAATTCCCTTATACCTGCAACGCGGGGAAACTGACTATCGGCGTCGGCCGGAATCTCGAGGATAAAGGCCTCTCACGGCTCGAGATTATGACCCTGCTAAAAAATGACATTGATGAATGCTACCGGGATTTAAGCAAGCTTTTTCCCGAATGGGATTCATTTTCCGACGATCGACATCACGCTTTAATGGATATGCGCTTCAATTTGGGGCCTTGTGGATTCCGCCAGTTTCAGAAGATGATCGACGCGATAAAAGAAAATGACTGGAGCCGGGCAGCGGATGAAGCAATAGCTTCCAAGTGGGCCCGACAAGTCGGGCGCCGGGCTGTATACATTTCTGGACTGATGCGATGACACAATTTCATGAAATACCTTTTTCCGAAAAAGCGGATTCATCCTATCTACGAATAGAGCTGCACGAAGGGGAGGAACCGACCCCGGGAGAGCTGATCTTGATTTACGTGTTCTCACCTTCCCCCTATCAGCTTTATCTGTCCTGTAAAGGCTCCACACGACGAGCGGCTACACTGCATCCGGTGCCGGGTTCCGGTCAGGCGGCATACGTTTTCTCTGATTCGGAGTCAGTGTCGAACTGGCCGGATGAGCTCGAGGGAGAACAGATCGGGACGCCGCCGCATACCGTTTTACAACCGGCGTTTGACGGCGATTCCCTGGACATCTCCCAGGAATCCCCGGCAGCCCTCTATAATTACCAGACGGTTACTTTTGCGGACTTGGTCGAGCTCACTATTGATGAGGATGTCGCCGAGTTTCTGATCACCGGAAAAAATGACGACGGCCAAATCGCTTCCCTGTCTGTCAGGTACCCGGTCAGCACTCCAGAGGATCCGTGGAACGTCTGCAGCAATTTTTCATTTTCCATCGATGAGCCGGCCACCATAAAACCGGGGGACAATGTCAAATTCCGGACATACGGGCCGGTCCCGACGTCAGTATCGAGTTTTTCGGGGGATACGGCGAAAAAGCTCGTCAGCCTGATCGAGCCACACGAAGAGCGGGCGCCGTTCGTGGAGGGATGGGCCGACGTGTTGCACCCGATATGGGATGACCGCCCCGACAAACGATATCCGATTAAAGATCTGAGCTCCGGTGGCGTGCTGATCTCTGTCCCGATAGACGAGTTCCCGGTCACCGCTGGCAACGCCCTTATACAAGACATAGGGGCTCACAGTATGGAGCCCTTTGCCGCCTGGGAGGCGAACGCCAAAAAAGTTTTCGTGCAAAAATTCGAAGACCTCGGGACAAAAGGCAACGGCCTGCCGGTGGACATCAGCTATAAAACGCTGGCGACTATCTGGGAGATCACGGTACCAGCGACGTGGTACAGCGAGGAGTTCCCGCTGTCGATCAAGTTTACCGCCTGTGAGGATCGGGAACAGATTCTACCCGTCGAAGTGATAGGAGACGCCCCGCCTGCGGCCATTATGGTGACATGGCTCGACAGAGACACACAGGAACCGGTGGAGGGGGGCAGCGTGTCGCTCGGTATCGATGGCGGAGCGTATGAGTTCAAAGGGCTGACAGATGAACTCGGAAAGCTGACTATCCCGGAAGTCCCTGCCGGTACTCATAAAATATTAATGGTAAAAGATGGGTACAAACGTACAGACGAGGATTCCCTCGGTAACAATGATTGGATCACCGTAGAGTAAAGGACTTAAAATGGATGATATAAAAGTAAAAGAGGCGTTATCGGGGGTAGATATCGCACTGTTCCCGATTGGAACGGCCACGCCGCAGCAATATGGCCAGGTGAACCGAATCTACAATCCAATAGCCACCATGGGGGCGGTGAGATCCGCCAGGTCTGCAGTGGATAGCCTGGACATTGGCGCGGCAAACCTGCCCGCCGATTTGACTGAAAATATTATAGAATTCGGGCCAGCGGCCTCAAAAATTTTTGCGCATGCCACGCACTCTGAAGCAGCGGGAACTTGCGAGATCACGCCCGTCCTATTCGCCGATTCCGCTGGGATGGGCGTCCCGATCGGGGTGCTATCGCCGCAGACTTCAACATCTTTGGGAATAGCGGAGGGATCCGCCTACCATAGCGCTTTTTTGTCGTGGGACATCCCTGCGGGCGTGGGGGTAGCTTTTCTGATCACAGCTCTTTCGACATCAAATATTGTGACAGTCTACGGCGGCGTGGATGACTCCACCGGATTGCTTAATTTCGGGGACGTGTTTACCGGAGAGATAGCGAGTCTCTCTGATAGTGTGCTCGGATTTTCTTATTTGGACTCGGAGGGGGCCTATCACGGGTGGGGGCTTAACGCAGATTCGGAGACCAACCCGGGCGAACCCTCGACTCCATGGACAGACACAAACATCATATTAGCCGGGCCCTATGTCAAAGTGTCTCGGGGTCTGTTTCACACTTTGCTACTGGACGCTTCCGGCAATGTTTACGGGTTTGGCTGGAATCAATATGGACAGGCAAACCCGGCGGACCTGACGTCCCCGTGGATAGATGAGGCAAACGTGATAGCGACCGGCTGTATAGATATTGCAGCGGGCGGAGGCCATTCCATGGCGTTGAAAAGTAACGGAGACGTAATCGGGTGGGGCCGAAATACGCTGCGGCAGGCTAACCCGGCAAGCGCTACCACCCCCTGGGTAGACCCGACGAATGTGATAATAAGCGGATGTAAGGCCATATTTGCGGGTGATCGGGTGGGTTTCGGGATAAAAACAAACGGAGACGTGATCGGATGGGGCTATAACGCCAGCAAACAAATCGACCCGTCGGAAACATCTCCTTGGATAGATACGACAAACGTAATCACCGGATCCGTCCAAAGCGTCGGCATCGGCGCCAATCACACGCTTTTTCTGAAGGAAAACGGGGACGTGGTAGGGCTTGGTAATAATCCGGCATGCGACAAAGACAGCACAGACGGCGCCGAGAATATCGACGTCACGCGTGTACTTTTTTCCGGCGTGTCTGCTGTCGCCTGCGGGTCGTTGTTTTCCGCCATACTAAAAAATGGCGGCGTGATCTGCTACGGCAGCAACGTGCTCAAACAATGTCGGCCCGACAGCGCTACCGATCCTTGGCTGGACACGAGCTCTCCTGTAATCTCTGGCATCTCTCGAATAGAATGCGGCGAGAATACTATCTTTGCAGTGGATGTTTTTGGACGATATTATGCTTGGGGGGAAAACGACTATCAAAAGGCGAATCCAGGCACAACAGACTCGCCTCTAACAAGCTTGGAGACCATTCTCACTATTTAATCCTTTTCTTCGCTATAATGCTCATAAAGCCAGGCGTCGAGGCTCGAAAGATCCTTGCCGCCCTGGACTTTTTTCAAAACTCCGGCAACTTCATTGTATTCGTGGAGCATTTTCCCGTAGAAGTCGTTCATCAGACTGGCGGAGTAGTGCTCCCCGGCATCCGCTGAGGCTTTCGTGCCAGCTTTGATAGATTTCAAAATAGCGAAATCTTGATTCGACATAGCGGTCAAGGCTTCCGCCGGGTTTGCATAGTCCGTTTTTGCTGCGGGTATAGCGGCCAGAGCGACAGGCATCCCGAACTTTTCCAAACAAGTTCGAACTTTCCCGCCGTACATCCACCTTTCACGGCCTTCATGTTTAGCGAATTCAGCAAATCCGGGGTAACCTGCTTTCCGAAAAGCGGCAGCAATGCCTTTGAAAATGTACGATTCCACATACATTTTGTGCATGAGATCATTAAAAGCTTTTGCAATTGCTTCGGGTATCATTTCTATCTTTCCTTTCTGTAAAAGATAAATACCCGGCCAAACGTCGACCGGGTATTGCGAGGGTGAGGCTAGGATCCGCCGCAGCAATGGGCGATTCGGGGGATCATAAATCTTTTCATGGCTTAATCCTCCAGTGTGTCAGTGAGCCATAGCCCGTTTACGGGCGCTTTCGTGTTCAACTTGTCCGCTACAGTCCTTCGGCCGCCTCCGGATCCGAGCTCGGGATTTCCAAGTCTGTCGGCGGAGGCCCCGGAGGGTCCGGTGGCGGGGGCGCCTGGCATGGCCCTAAAGTATCACCGTGGCCGAGATGCCCGGGCAGCGCAGAAACCGGAATCTCCATGGTTTGTTGCGCCGGCGTCCCGGGCCGATGGCAAATCGTCACGGTGTCAGGGCCTACTGAGGGGGGCAGGGACGCACTCCGCCGCCGCAGCCACAACCGCATTGAGTCAGAATTCGCTGTGTCTCCAACTGAGCCCGAAGTTCGGAAATTTCCTTGTTCGCGTCAATCTTAGCATTGATTGCAGCGATTGCCGCCTGTGTCTCTCCGTGATCTTTTGCAGCTTGCGCTTCCAGCTTGCAGCAACAAAGAGCTGCGGCGGCTGCGTCTTTAGTCATCTGTTCCCGAATAGAGGCGATCTGATCGTTCGTCCGGAGCTCTGCCCGAAACTGATTGTCGGTATTTCGCTGGTCAACGTCTGTAAGTCGATCGCAAATCCGATTGAACGAGAAGGTTCTCTCTATATTCTCGATCCCGGCGAAAACACGTTCAGCTTTTGCATCCGTATTGATGCGGGTTTTGTCGCCTTCGCATTTGACGTTCTCGTCTGTGTGATGAATACCATGCTGCAGACTGGAAAGATTTGCGTACGGTCCGCCGTAGAAGCCTCCCTCACCGCCTCCCCAGTATCCACCGCCACGGCCCGCTCTCGCGGTATCCGCCAAAAGTGCCAACGTTGCAGCGCTGCCTGCATCGACATTTCCATCCATGATTTTCTCTCCTTTGGTATCTGTTTTTTGGGGTAATTCCCGGGACAAGAGTATCAAACAAGAGGAAGCTGGTCAAGTAAGTGCCCGAAAACATTAAAAAAATCAGATCACATCGATTTTATTTGGTTGGATTTGATCAGAAAAGCTAATTTTTGTTGACAGCCTGTTTCCGATCTGTTAGTGTTGCTCAGAATCAACAAGAAAGGCCAATTTATGGATTATTTGAAAAAACTGAATGCTGATTTGGAGGTTTACTCCCTCCGTGCCATAGCTCGAAAGCTGAAGCGCTCCCCGGAAACCGTTCGGCAGTGGGCAGCGGCGGAGCGTATCCCCAGCGGGTCGAGCCTGCAAGCTATGGCGGATCACTGGGGAGGGGAAATCGTTATTAAACCCAAACTCAAAACGGACTTGGAGATATGATATCGAGAAAATTTCAAACAGTGGTCCGGGCTCCGATCCACGCTGAGCACCTGCACTCCATTATAAAAAGAGAGGAGATGACGCAGGCCGACTTCCTCCGGCAAGTTCTGAGGATGGTCCGTCTATTAGATGACCACGGGATAACTGTTGCCCGGATGATCGAATGTGTCGGGGACATTGTCGATTGCATCCTCGAGTCGTTTCCCGGAAAAAAAGCAGCGAAAGCGGGTGCCGTGTCCTATGGGACATGCCCGGCGTGCGGCGGAGATGCTATATCTGTCGAGCATCACCCCGACGGGCGCATGGTGGCCAGTTGTACCGCTTGCGGGGAGAGCTGGTTTTTATGAAGAGAATAGTTTTCATCATCATTATAGCTTTGATCGGGTGCCTAGAACCAGAGCCAAAACCGCCAAAATACGATGACAGGCCTCCACACCATCGGCCGCGGCATGACATACCTTTAGAGCCATAAACCTATAAACGGAGGCAGAAAATGAGCAACGCAAGAAAGATTCCTCGACAAATCATATCGCCTGTAGAGCTCGCAGCAAGAGATTATTGGCTGGAAAACAGAAACTATCAGGCACAGATCCAAAAGTTTCGACTCCCGCCATGGGACGAAAGACCCGAAGACTCTAAAATCATTTGCCTGTCACGCGTGATGGCGTGGGCCACTGTAGACGATAAGCCTTGCCCAATAAAGGAGCACTCAGAGTGGGCCAGGCTATGCCGAAAGGCCGGATGGCGAAAAGGCGAATATGATCTGAAAAGACGTACGCACCCAATGCTCGTGGAGTTCGGCGAGTGCCCTATCTGGTTTCAAGCCGTGACAGTGCTATTTTGCGACACAGTCACGGCTTGGAAACCCGCTATAAAAGAATACCTTGAGCCGATTAACGGCAGCCTCATACCGGCGCCCGGTCCGTCGGAGTAAACCAAGCCTCGTTCAGATGCCGTTTTTCGGTTGCACATTTACCAGAAAACGGGGTAAGGCCGTATTCGTAAAAACCCGGAATCTCTAAAAAGCATAAAAAGGGGGCGCCGTGGAACTATCGATTGAAGACGTGACAAAGATACTGATAATCAAGGCAAATCTAGAATATACAGACCTGCAGCGGATCAACTTGGATACGGGGCGGGCGAACCGGGAACACGCTGCTAATCTGCAACGGATCAATCCGGAACTCGCCGAGCTGGAGCGGGCGAACCGGGAACACGCTGCTAATCTGCGGCGGGCTAACCTGGACTTTATTGATCTACGGGCCGATCGGAATCGCTAAAGAAAGGAAAGGAAAGGAAACGTCGTGAAACTTTCAGTTAGAGATGCGGCGAAGATTCGGGGCGTATCGGAACAAACCCTCAGATACCATGTAAAAAAAGGATGGCTGAAACATTATCTGATAAAAGGGCGAATAAAGATCCGCTCGAAAGACCTGGAAAACTATATCCCGGAAGGGGGTTGGCCGAAATCAAGGGATGGTGAGGCGTGGCGGAAATACGACTGCCAAAGTTATTCCGCATGCCTGGACGCCGGAGCTCGGAAAAACAGGGAAATAGATTGCGAAAAGTGCAACAATTACCGATCTGATGTTGATTATCTTAGATGTTTTTAGGGAATGACACAAAAAAGAAGGAGGAAAAAAGTGGACATTGAAAAACTGGTTAATGAGGCACACGAATTGAACGACACGCACGGGTGCGGCCTCGATGCCGCCTACATTGCCACAGCGTTCGCCGAATTGACAAATTCCGTGTACAAAATCATGGAACGAATGGAGCAGCGAGACGGCGTGGGAAAACCGGAACCGGTCGAAACGCAGAAACCGGACGTGCCGTCAATGGACGATCTACGGATCCTCCTACAGGCGAAAGTGAAGGCTGGAAAGCCGGAGCTCGGAAAACCGGAACCGGTCGAAACGCAGAAACCGGTACAAACCGAAACGCCGTGGGCTGTCTGTTCCCCGCCAGATTCGGGCGTGCACGTGCCGTCAATGGACGATCTACGGATCCTCCTACAGGCGAAAGTGAAGGCTGGAAAAAAAGAGAACGTGAAAACATTGCTCGAGGAATATGCCGCCGCCCGCCTATCACAGATCCCCGAAAACGTGTATACAGAGTTCAAGACTCGCCTGGAGGCTCTGTAAAATGGGCGTCCATGCGAAGCTATCACCCTCATCTGCCGAGCGGTGGACGCGTTGCCCCGGATCGGTAGCGCTTACTGCCAGCATGCCGGATGAAACCTCGGAATACGCTGAAGAAGGCAGCAGAGCGCATAAGCTGGCGGAAATATGTTTGCGGGAGGGTATAGACCCGAAACCAGCAAACGGCGAAATTGAATACCCGCTGGAAATGCAGGAAAGCGTTCAGACATATCTTGATTTCGTCCGGCAGTGGACAGGCGGCCCGCACTGGATCGAGCAATGGCTCAACATATCCCCTCTGATCCCGGGATGCTTCGGAACGGCGGATTTCGTGGCCGTAGCAGGTGAAGAGCTGATAATCGTGGACTTGAAATACGGCCAAGGGCTTAAAATATACGCCGAGGATAATCGACAGCTGCTTCTCTACGCTCTCGGGGCGCTCCATTTGTTCGACTTGGCTTATGATATTCAGTCCGTGCGGATGATCGTTGTACAACCGAGACTCGATCATATTGACGAGGCGAGCCTCTTGACAGAGGATTTGATTGACGCCGGGAAATGGCTCTCGGGTCAAGCGGCAGCAGTCAACCCAAACGCTCCACTGATACCCGGTAAAAAGCAGTGTCAGTGGTGCCTGGCAAAAGCGATCTGTAAAGCTCGGGCAGAGGCAAACCTGAAAGCAGCGATGGAAGAGTTCGGCCCTTTGCCTGCCGGGGATACGCTAAGCCTGGAAGATATAGGCAGATTACTCCCGAAGCTGGACGATATAAAGGCCTGGACGGGCGACTTGCAAAAGTACGCGCTGAAAGAGGCCGTGTCCGGCGAAAAAGTCCCGGGGTATAAACTCGTGAAAGGTCGCTCGTATCGGCGGTGGAAAGCCGATGCCGCGGAAACTATAGAGACCCTGCCGGAAAGCGATCAACTCGTTGAAAAAAAGATTTTAGGCATAGGAGCAGCTGAAAAGCTGCTCGGGAAAAAGCACCCGGTTTTCGAGGCATGCTGCCATAAGCCTCCAGCAAAACCGACGCTGGTCCCTGTTTCGGATAGGCGAAAAGAAATCACGCCGAGAAGCACGGCAGCGGAAGATTTCAAATAGACAAACGGGCCGATACGGGCAGAGGCGGCCGCCTTAATCCTCCAAAGGACATTGCGGATTCGAATCCCGTCCGGTCCATCAAAAACCAAAACAAGAAGGAGAAAAAAATGGTAGTGATAACAGGAAAAGTCAGAGGGTCGTACGTGAATGTTTTTGCTCCGAGGCCTGCCAGAAAGGCCGGGGAAACTGAGAAATATTCTATGATGCTGCTCATCCCGAAAAGCGACAAAAAAACACTCGCAGACCTGAAAGCCGCTCAACAGGACGCAATAGAAAAACGCTGGGGAGCGAAACCACCGGCAAATCTGAAAAAGACACTAAGGGATGGCGACGCCGAGGACATGGGGCCCGAAGCTCGAGGTCATTATTTTATGAACGTTTCCTCCAGAGACAAACCGCAAGTGGTTGACAGGAATCTCAATCCGATCATTGATCCCATGGAGTTTGTGTCCGGCGACTACTGTCGGGTGTCGCTAAATTCCTTCACCTACGAGGGCGAAGGTAAAGGCGTCTCTTTCGCCCTGAACAACGTGCAAGTACTCGGAAAAGGCGAGCCGCTGGGCAGGGCCAGAGCGGAGGACGAGTTCGGCACTTACACGGAGGAAGATGCTGACGATTTGCTGTAGACTGTAACCACCAAACGCCGGGCTTTTGGGGCCCGGCGAAAAGGAGGGAAAACCGTGGAAACATTAGCTGGAAAAGTCATAGAGTTGAAAAGACTGGAAGATGAAAAAAAGAATACGCTGAAAACATATCAAGATGTGCTGCAACGAATCAAACCAAGCGGATTGATTGATCTGGAACAGCGCCGACGGGAAGCGTCCGCCGAGTTCACGGAAAAAATTGAACAATTGAAAACCGACGACATTCGAGAGCTGGAAAAGGAAAAAAAGGAGTTTTCCGCAGAAATCGGAGCGGAGATCAGAGATCTAAAAACAGAGATAAACACAGAGGCCGAACATCAGATCAGATGATGGATTTTTACAACGAAATCGAACCGTACCCGGCAAGATGGACGGAAAAGCTTATTGCCGCCGGCCATCTTCCGCCTGGTACGGTTTCCCGAATGGACATCCGGAAGATCAACCCGGCAATGATCCGGGAATACGATCAATGCCATTTTTTCAACGGGATCGGGGGATGGCCATATGCGCTTAAGCTTGCAGGATTTGAGACAGTCAAATCTATTTGGACCGGATCATGCCCATGTCAGCCGTTTTCAGTCAGCGGGAAAGGAAAAGGCGAGGCAGACGAGCGGCATCTGTGGCCGTACTTCCGGGAACTCATTAAATTCGGAAAACCTACAATCGTCTTTGGGGAGCAGGTTGCAAGCCCGGCTGGCCGTCAATGGCTGTCCAGAGTACGTATTGACCTGGAAAACTTGGGATATGTTGTCGGGGGCGCCGATCTGTGCGCTCCGGGCGTCGGTGCCCCGCATATCCGGCAGCGGTTGTTCTGGGGGGCTGTCAGGATATCCGACGCCGAAAGTTTCGGATCAAAATGGGGGCGCGCCGAAGGGAAAGGGTCTGAACACAATCTGCAAGCTATCAGGATACCCGACGCCAACCGTGAACGATTCGAAAAACAACGGCGGGCCAAGTCAGGACGAAAGAAAAACGCCGGGGTTGAATACTCTTGCGGGTTGGGCAACGGTAACGGTGCAAGACGCCGAGGGCAGGGCCTACCAATACAACCGGGACAAGACGAAGATTTTATCCTTGCTGGGTCAGGCCCGTGGGGCGACTTCGAAACCGTCGAATTCGACGAGCTTCGGGGCAAAAAAGACAGGCGCATTAAACCCGGAATTATGCCAGTGGTTAATGGGATACCCGGAGCCGTGGGCTACATGCGCCCCTATGAAAGAAGACGTCAAATAGCTGCTTATGGTAACGCAATTGTGCCGCAACTGGCGGCGGTTTTCATTGAATGTTTTATGGAATCAATCGGGGGTGATAGTTGAAGATATTACACATAGACCTGGAAACTTATTCAGGAACTGACTTGAAAAAGGCAGGCGGCTACCGATACGCCGCCGACCCTTCTTTTCGGGTTCTGCTTTTCGGGTATTCGTGGCAAGATGAAAAGTCAGTAAACGTCATTGATATGGAGCACGGAGAACAGCTCCCCCGTGTTGTGCGTGATGCCGTATGCAACCCGAGAATCCAAAAAGTCGCCCATAATGCGAACTTTGAGCGAGTCTGTCTTTCCCGTCACTTCGGAGAGCCCGTGCCGGCGGAAGAATGGAGATGCACGGCGGCGTGGGCTCGCTCTTTAGCTCTCCCCGGCAGCCTCGGGAAACTGGGGGAAGTTTTAGGCCTCCCGCTCGACGCTGCAAAAGATAAAAAAGGCACGAAATTAATAAGGAAATTCTGTACGCCAGGCCGAAAACAGACAGACCTGTTCAGCGAGGCCTGGCTCGATTTTATCGAATATTGTCGTCAAGATATAACCGCCGAAAAAGCGGTTTTCGATTATCTTTCCCGATACCCTCTCCCCGCCTCTGAATGGGAGCTGTGGGCCTTAGACCAGCGCATAAACGATCGAGGAATCCCAGTCGATACGGGACTGTCCCGCCAAATTCAAAACATCGAACACGATCTCAGGGAACTGCTGGAAAAGCGTATCAAGAAAATCACCGGAGTATCGAACCCCAACTCCCGGGATCAGTTGCGCGCCTGGCTCGAATCCCAATGTGTCAGCGCCCCGGATCTGACGGCGGCCACAGTGCAAAACTTACTTTCAGGCCCTACAGAAGAGGGGGAGATCCGGGAAGTATTGAAAGCCCGGCAGCAACTTGCGCGGTCATCGCTGGCGAAACTGGCAGCCCTGGAAAGGGCGGAAGTCGACGGGCGGATGAAAGGCGCTTTTCTCTTTCATGGAGCAAACACCGGCCGGTGGGTTGGGAAATTGTTTCAGCCGCAGAACCTACCCAGGCCGATTATCAAACAGTCGGAGATCCCGGCGGCGCGGGAGATCGTGCAAGAGACCGACGCCGAGACCTGGGCTATCTTGTACGACGACCCAATGGGGGCTTTGTCCTCCCTAGTTCGGTCGGTCATCGCTCCAAAAACCGGCTTGATATCGGTAGCGGATCTGTCATCCATCGAAAGCGTAATGGCGGCCTGGATTGCCGGGTCTGAATATTTATTGGAGCTCTTCCGATCAGGCCGAGATCCTTACAAAGATTTCGCATCTAAAATCTACGATACCCCTTACGATAAAATAACAAAAAAACAAAGAAACATGATGAAACCATGCGTGCTTGGGCGTCAATACGGCATGGGGGCGGCCGGATTGTCCCGATACGCCGAAGCAATGGGGATACTTTTACCGGAACAAACTGCAAAAGAGCATATAAAAATCTGGAATCAAAATCACGGGGAAATAATAGCAGCTTGGAAAGACATTCAAGACGCTTGTTTGAATGCTATCGAGTCCCCTGGAAAAAATTTTGAGGCCTGCAGATGCACGTTTCATAGAGACCCGGTTTTCCTGATCGTCGGCCTGCCCTGCAACAGACGCTTGTGCTATCGAGACGCCCAAAAAGTGCAGGGAAGCTATGGCCCGGAAGTGGCATACAAGGATGCCTATAGAGGATGGATCAGGACATTCGGCGCTCGAATGTTCGAGAATATCGTGCAGGCCGTCTCCCGTGATGTGCTTGCGTGCGGTATGGCACACGCAAACAAAGCGGGACTGGAGATCTTTGGCCATGTACACGACGAGGTAATGGTCGAGGGCGCACACCTTCCGCAGCTAATAAAGGCAATGACCACCCCGCCGGATTGGTGCCTTGACGCTCCCATTAAAGCGGAGGGGTATGAAAGCACTTTTTACCGAAAGGATTGATTTATAATGCGGAAAAAAATCCTCACGCTCAGTCGAAAAGATTTCAGAGTTGATACTTTTCGAGGCAGCGGCCCCGGAGGACAGCACCGAAACAAAACTGACAGCGCTGTCCGAATAACACACACTGAATCCGGGGCAGTCTCCGAAAGTAAAACCGAAAAAAGCCAGCATCAAAACCGAAAAAAAGCTTTCCACAAATTACCCAACAACCCTAAGTTCAAACTATGGCTATCACGAAAAATACACGAAATATCAACCGGAAAAACGATTGAAGAACGTGTGGAGGAATCTTTCCACCATGAAAACCTGAAAATCGAATCAAAAAAAGATGGAAAGTGGGAGCCTTATGTCGAAAAATAAAGTTGTCCCAATATCCGACTATGAAAAAATCACGATATCATGCGGGACTTCGGCGGGGTCCGGCCGAGTGACAAATCGAAATTATACATGGCCGGAGTTATTGGGGAAGCTATCCGCCCCAATTCGGACACCGGAAACAGTGGAAGAGTATCGAGCGATGAGCCCGAAAGATCGTGGACGGATAAAAGATGTCGGGTATTTCATCGGAGGCGCCTCTATCGATGGCGGCCGGTCGGCCAAATCCATCCCACTGCTCGAGTTTTTATCCCTGGACGCCGACAAGGCGCCGGTGAAATGGCTCGAGTCCTTGATGAAAAAAGACTATGAGTGGATCGCTTACACGACCCACTCACACCGAGAATCCGCCCCTCGTGTACGAGTGATCGTGCCATGCTCCCGAAAGATCACGCAGGCAGAGCATGCTTATATCATCCGAGTTGTGGCAGCCGGCATCGGCGAAAAATGGTTTGATCCGTCGGGCTTTCGACCTACGCAGCCTATGTTCTGGCCGTCTGTCTCCTGTGATGGCGCTTTTTTGTTTGAGACCTCATCGGCAGGTCTCCTTAAGATAGACCCCGACAAAATTTTTGCAAAAAATCCCGATTGGACTGACCGGCAAACCTGGCCGATTTTAGCCGGGGAAACCCTCAATATCGGGAAAAAGGCCGGAAAAAGCGAGGATCCGACGGAAAAAAAGGGGCTCGTGGGAGCGTTCTGCCGAGCGTATGATATTCGGGGAGCGCTGGAACGCTTCCTGCCTGATGCATACGCAGCCGGGGACGATGAGGACCGGTTCACCTACGCCGAGGGCTCGACGGTCAACGGCGCCATCGTATACGGGGGCGGCCTGTGGCTATACTCTCACCACGGATCCGACCCAATACACGGGCGCCTGGTGAATGCCTTCGACCTGGTTCGGATCCATAAGTTTTCCGGCCGGGATGTAAAAGCGTCGCCCGGGACACCGAGCAACCGGCTGCCATCTTTCCTGGCTATGGCGGAGCTGTGCCGAGGCGATCCGGAAGTCCGCAGGGAGATGCATAAAGAGCGACTTGCGGAAAGCCTGTCAGAATTCCAGGACGCCCCGGAATGGGACGATAACTGGCTGGAAAAGTTGACGATCGACAAGACCGGCCACCCACGACCTACATATCTCAATTGCGTGTTGATCCTCGAAAACGACCCCAGACTTTCAGGTTGCGCTGGCAAAAACCTTTTTACTGGAGCAGTGGACCAGCGCGGGCCTCTTCCCGGAGTAGCGCGGGAAGGGGACGGGGAGTGGGGGGAGGCTGCCGACGGTTTTCTCCGGGAGTTCTTCGAGCGGGAATATCGGATCGTCTTTCCAGCGGGGACAATCAACGACGCCCTGAAAGGATATGCAGTCAAAAAAGCGTATCATCCAGTGCGAGACTGGTTTACAGGGCTGGAGTGGGACGGCGTCCCCCGGGCGGAGACGCTGTTCATTGATTATCTCGGGGCGGCTGATTCCCGGTATGCTCGAGCCGTCTGCCGGAAAATGCTTCTGGCGGCGTATTGGCGGATTTTCGAGCCAGGCACGAAATTCGATTATGTGGTCATCCTCGAGGGCGCCCAGGGCATCCAGAAATCGACATTCTGGAACGTTTTATCGAAGAACCGATCCACGGAGCTGAGCAGCTTTGACCCAAAAGTAGCCGGGGAGATTGTTCAAGGCGTCCAATTCGTGGAAGTCGCCGAATTGGATGGATTTTCTCGTTTCGATCAAAGACAGTTGAAAGCTTTTTTCTCAAAAACAGCAGACCGGTATCGGGAGGCATACGCAACCAGGGCTCAGAGTCGCCCGCGACAATGCATCTTTGTGGGATCCACAAACGATGATGAGTATCTGTCCGACAGGACCGGGAATCGTCGATATTGGCCGATCAGATGCACCCGAACAGAGGACGACCCTATCGACATGGAAAAATTAAGGGCGGAAGTGGACCAGATCTGGGCGGAAGTGGCCATATTGGCACCGGAACGGGAGCCGCTGTACCTCGACAACTCCGACCGTGTGACAGCAGAAGACGAGCAACGGGCCAGGCTGTTCGCTGATGAGTGGGAGGGAAAAATCGACCTGTGGCTTTCCCGCCCGGCTATAATCGACAGATACAAAGAGGGGGGCGAGTTTTCGACCGACACGGAGGACCGGAATCGAGTGTGCATCCCGGAGATATGGGCGGAATGTTTTGGCGGGGACATCGTTCGGATAGACAACAAATCACGGCGGCGCTTGGCGGATTGTCTCCGGGCCGTCGGGTGGAAGATGACAGGCACACGCCGATTTGGGAAGTACGGGCGCCAAAAGGCGTTCGAGCCTATAACACCTTTTTAAAGGGAGGAGAGACGGGGATGAGGCAAATACAATGCGAGCTTTTTTTAGAAGTTGGGGAAGCGGCTGAGATCTTCCAGGCTGTCGATTAGCGGCAACCGAGGCGGCAACTGTGGCAACCCGGTTTTTAAAAGTCAGTTGCCACCTCGGTTGCCACCATAAACCCTTGAATTTATGTTATATACGTATATACTGTCACTAGTGTCACTATTGTGTATATAATATTAGAGAAAATACAGGGAGCATAAAAAGGCAGATATGAAAATACGTCCCCTAAAACGACATAAAGTATAAAAAAGGCACTTTTTTCGGTTGCCGCAGTGACACCGGGGCGTATTGCTAATCATTTTAACTGGTTAAGGTGGCAACCGAGTGGCAACCGAGTCCGAAAAGTCGGTTGCCACTCGGTCGCCACAGGGGGAGATATGGGACCAGAAGCGAGGATAGAAAAGAGATTGCGGGAGCGGGCGAAAAGTTTGGGAGGCATCGCTTATAAATTTACATCACCGGCACGCCGGAGCGTACCCGACCGAATTGTTTTGCTGCCGGGCGGCGAGATTGTTTTTGTTGAGCTGAAAGCGCCCGGGAAGCGATCCACGAAGCTACAGGCGGTGGAGCAGAGCAAAATCAGTAAGTTAGGATTTTCCGTAATCGTGATTGATTCTATAGAAAAGATCGATATGTTTTTCCCGAAAGAATCCACATGATGAACAGAAACGATTTTCACGGCTATCAGCATCGAGCCGTCGAGCGCATGACGAGCGATCCGGCGGTTTTCGGGGTGATGGGCCTCGGCCTGGGGAAGACGGTTTCGACGCTGACAGCTATCAGTGATTTAATAGATCAGTTCATGGTTTCCAGGTCTTTAGTAGTCGCGCCGAAACGTGTAGGCCTGCACACCTGGCCTGATGAGCTGAAAAAGTGGGAGCATTTATCAGGTTTGTCTATGGCGGTGGCGATTGGGACAGCGAAGCAGCGCAGACGGGCTCTCGATAAAGTGGCAGATATCACAGTGATTAATCGGGAAAACGTTCCGTGGCTTGTCGCCGAAAAAAGAAAAAAATGGCCGTTCGATATGTTGATCATAGATGAGTCGACATCTTTCAAATCTTCCTCCTCCGCCAGGTTCAAAGCGCTAAAAAAGATTCGAGGGCAGATCGAGCGGATAATCCTTTTGACTGCCACTCCGATCCCGAACTCGTTATTGGAGCTATGGGCCCAAATGTATCTAATCGATCAGGGGGAGGCCTTGGGCCGAACTTTTTCCGGATATCGAACTCGGTATTTCGATTCGGATTATATGGGCTACAATTGGGACCCGAAGCCCGGAGCGGCCGAAAAGATCGAGGAGGGGGTAAAGCCGTACATGCTGGTGATGAGGACCGAGGACTATTTGACGTTGCCCGAGAAAATCGAGCGGGAGCACGTGGTGCACCTTCCGTCATTCGCTATGAGTTTCTATCATGAGCTGGAAAAGGAGTTGATAGCGGAAATCCAAGGAGAAGAGATAACCGCTTTAAACGCCGCCGTGCTGTGCGGAAAACTGCAACAAGCGGCGCAAGGTGCCATATATGACGAAGAGCGGGGCGTGCACCATATTCATGATGCCAAACTCGACGCCCTGGAGGATTTAATCGAAGCAGCCGGCGCTCCGGTCGTTGTCGTGTATCAGTTTCAACACGATTTGGAGCGGATACAAGAGCGATTCCCGAAAGCTGTGGATATCAGGGCCGTTCCAAATCTGAAAAAATGGAATGCCGGAAAGCTGCCTATCCTATGCTGTCATCCCGCCAGCGCCGGCCACGGGCTGAATCTGCAGGTAGGCGGGTGCCTTATGATTGTTTTCGGGCAGACATGGAGCGGCGAACTTGACGAGCAGATGCCGGGCAGACTGCATAGGCAAGGGCAAACCAAACCCGTCATCGTCTATAGGTTGATTGCAGAGGGAACGATTGACGAGCGGATCCGGGACAGCTTGAGGGACAAAGCTTTGACACAAAAAGAGATCGTGGAAAGGATGAGAGGATAATGCAAAAAGTGAAAAACGAGGAAAAAGCGCTGATTTCCATCATGATGTCGCAAATCATGGCGGAGGTGGAGCGGTTGGAAGCGATGGCACGGCGGATGGGAATAATTATCATAAACGTGGAATAGGGTAGCCATGCAAAAAGAACATAGTAAGTTTTAGTGGTGGGAAAGATTCAGGCCGACTACCAGATATGCGCGGCCTGTAGGAGATAGGAGGTGCTATGAAAAACAAATGCCCGCAATGCGGGTCGGCAATGGCGCCATTTTCGAACGGTAACCGGATAGGGGAGGTTTGCGTCAATCCAGAATGCCGATATAGCATATCGGCGACGATTTCAAGGAAAGGTCCAGAAAAATGATCACAATCCAAGGCAAAAAGTACAGATTTCAAATTTCAGACAACCCAGTACCTAAGGGGGGAGCTTTATACAAAATTCAGCCAGCAGGGGATCACACCCTTATAGTAGCTCATCGGAACGGCATGCCCCATGCTGACGTGTTGCGCCTGCTGACTTACGCAGTGGCGGAGGCCCAATGCCAGGGGGCTTTTCCCAACGGCTTTCTATCCCCGGCGATATGCCAGGCGATCGATATAGGGATAGCGGCGTCCGTCGAGTTCTTGCGATTAGCGGGAGCGGTGGACATCGATAAGGCGGTCGAGGTCGTATTCAAGACTGCACCTGCATCTCAGGAGCGACCTGTGCAGTCGGGGAGCGGTGCGCCCCTGGGGAAGGTGAGGTGGATATGAGCGATAAGGTCGAAATAACGGTACAGGTCAGAGCGGAAACCCCCAAGGCCTATCTGGTATTCGATGGGGACGTCGAGGCCTGGTTACCGAAAAGTCAGGTTGAGGTGATATCTCAGGAGGATGCCGAAACGATCACCATCGAGATCCCGGAATGGTTGGCGCAGGATAGGGAATTGATCTGACAGACAAGTAAACAACAAGTAAACAGCAAGTGAGCAGCGACTCAGTGAGCCACCGCTCACCTTATAAACAAAAGGCGAGCGAGAAGTGGACAGCCCGGACGGGCGACAGTGTAGACGTGAGGAGTGCCGCACAAAACTGACCGACGGGTTCTGTCCACTTTTCAAACCCAAACGCTGAAGACGCTATCTATTGGCGGATCTTCTGGGTCCTTCTGGGGCATTGCGTTTGCAGGGGTACGGGCAC